TGCTAAATTCTTTCCTGGGATTAAACAAGACCCAGAAGCTTCTAAGAAAGCAAACCAAGCCCTTGGTAGGCTCAGAAAACTACTTGCTGATGAATATGCCGATGACCAATTTGGTCAAACATTAGACTATACAAGAACCGTAGAAGCTGATCTTACAGCTCGTCTTGCTGGTGAAAACCGACAACTCCTTAATAATTTTGTAGAACGGGCTGCTCAAGGAAGTGGAGATGAAGTTCTCCAGTACCTGAGAGCACGCACAGATGCTCTTGTTGGGGCGAAAGCTGTCGATGATGTCTACGACACTATTAAGTATGGGGGTTCTCCTGATGAAGTTGTGATGGATGGTTTTGACTTCCAAGCAACTGAAGGTATTCTTGAAAAACTAGACTTAGACCTGACTGACCTTCGCGCACGTTCGGGTCTGGTAGACCGTGAGGTTACAACTTTCTCTGAAGAACTTACTAAACAATCCAGTCTTAGTGGTTCTAGGGTTAAAAATATACGTGAGCTACAAGAGCGTTCGTTGCAGGCCCCACGTCTTGCTGACGTAGAAGCAAAGGAATTGAACATTCCTATGAACCTTTCAGCAGGACAAATGCGCTATATCCAGGAGCTTCGTAAGCTTAAAGGTGAGGATGGGAAGCTTTTGCTCAAATTTCCTAAAGGTGTCACCATCACACCTGGCCGTCGTGTCAAAGGACTCACAAGCAATAACATTGATGAGTACCTAGAAGTCCTCAACGCTGGGCCTGACAGTGCTATTAGAGACCGTATTGTTGCTCGTTTGCAAAATGTTGACAAACCTGCTCCCCTCGACGACTCTATTGACACTATTGAGGGTCTGAATACTCGGGTTAAGGACTTACAAGCTGAAGAAACTGCAGCATCTGCCCAAGCTGCTAACACTCGTGCTCTGCTAGAGCCTTCATTGCGTGAGCAAATTGAGCTTCGAGGCGAGATTCAGCAACTTGAGCTGCGCAGAGAAGCCTTTTTAGCCAAAATGTCGGGTAATGAGGACGCCTTTAAAGCAAAAGCACAAAAGTTAGCGGACAATCCTACACCTGAACTGCCTAGAGAAGCTGTTGAACAGGCTGTTAAAGAAGCAGACGAGGCTATCCCTACAGCTACCAGAAAGTCTGCTATGGAATCTGGTAAATCATCCGATTCTCTAATTCCTGTTAAGGCTAGAGCCCCTTTAAGCGATGTTGTAGAGCCTAATTACGTCAACACAGCAGCACCAATCAACAGCCAGCTTACAGAAGCAGACATTTACTCAATGTCTTTTAGCGAAAACTCTTTGGTTGAACTGCTAAAAATGTCTGAAAAAACCCCCAAGCGTATGGGTTCGTCTGATGTCGATGTAATGCTTAGGGCCAATTCTGAGCAAGTAGAAGAGGCTTATAATCAATTTGTAGGTCAGGACGTAGATCCCGTTAAATTTATTGCTGAGAATTTTGATTTTGGTTTTGATGTAGGCGGGGAACAGATCCTTACTATTGAAGGCCGTGCTCTGTTTGTACGTTTGATGAATCAAGTACAAAAAGAAACGCAAGAGCTTTCACAAACCATTTTTAATCAACAAAAGGACGGAGCTGCTGAGCTGCCGGTCAACCTTTCCCGTCTAAGAGCTAGAGGGCTTTTGTATTACAAGCTTCTCAAAGATGACTCTGCTATTAAGGGTGACTGGTTAAATAATGTTGGTCAGGTAGCGCGTGAATCTGGCAAACTTCCTGAAGGACCTAAATCGCAACAGTTCCAAGCAGAGATTGATAAACAGCTCGATAGAGCAGCAAAAATTGATGCTTCATATAAAGCTCTGCTCGGTATGGGCAAAGAAATACAAACCAACCCAAAGGCTGCTGCCAGACGTATGCAGCGAGCCATTGGTGCTCTTGCCCTACAGCAAGCAACTCCTAAAAATCAATTAAGAGTATGGCAAGCATTGTTGTCTGCAAACGTAAAAAATGCAGATGGTCTTTATATCAACTCGCTGCTTTCTGGCCCAATCACACAAGGTAAAAACTTTTGGGGTGGCTTTTATCAATCATCTGGTCAGCCTTTGCTAGTCCTTGCTAGGTCTATGTTCCCTGGTGAACAGAGTAAACTTGTTAGGGCTCAGGCTGTTGCTTCTGTAGCCGCAACTGTTGATACATATAAGGAACTAGGAGACTTGTTCGGCCGTCTATGGCAAAACTCTTCTAAGGGTTTTGATCCAAATAATCCCACTTATTTTATTTGGGATGAACAGCTAACTAAAAATATTGAGCAAGTTCACCAGCAATCTTTTAGAGGCGAATTGTCTGTTGGTGAAGAAGTCTTTTACCGTACCGCTCAGGCTGGTAACAAGTTCCTTGCTTCTCCCTGGATGCAACCAATGATGAAGTTGATGGGTTCCGTTGACTCTTTTTGGAAAGTTGTTGCTGGCAGACAATTAGCTGCTCAGCGTGCGGTTGAGGATGCAATTATCGAGCTTGGTGAAACACGCCCATTTACAGAAAATGGCAGATCTAAATTTGCTGAAATCGTTTCTAGGCGTAAAGAAACCCACATGCTAGATATTTTTGATGAAGATGGTATCACGCTAATTGATACTGAAGCAAAGGAAATGGCGGATATGTTCACCTTCCAAAAAACAGTAGGTGAAACTGACATTTTGACTAAAAAGATCAATGAGTTTGCCAGCTTCCCTGGAGCTAGGATGTTAGGTTTGACCTTTGTTAAAACTCCGTCCGAAATTTTAAAAGCTTCTGGTAACTTCACTCCAGGTGTTTCGAGTATTCTTAAAAAGTTCGATCAGAAATATAAAACTGGTTCTGCCTATTACAGAGCAATGCGTGATGGACAGGAGGGTGCTTCTTATTTCTTAGGTGCTTTAGCAGCTTACGGCGGTGCAACTGGCAATATTACTGGTGCAGGCCCCCTTAATTATCAAGATAACCTTACTTGGCAAGGTGCTGGAAATGAACCCTTTACTATCAAAATACCAGCTTTAGGAGTTAAATTTAATTATTCTGCCTTGGAACCTGTTTCCACTCCTATAGGTTTTGTAGCTGATATGTCTTCGATGATCTTCACCGACAGAATTAGGGCTAATCCCTTCAACCTCTTAATGTCTAACGTCGTCAACAAATCATATTTGAAGCAAGTATCTGAAATTGCTCGAATGATTTCTATGAACGATAATGATGTTAAAAAAACTGTTGCTGGAATCGGCGGTAACCTTGTCCCTTATGCTAGTGCGCGTCGGCAAACTAGCACTATGCTAGACCCCGTTAGACGTGAAACTAGAGCTTACGTTGATGCAGATTGGCGTGATGCGTTTCTCAAAAATGCTGGCTTTGGTTTTGATCAACAGCTTCCTCCGCGTTTGAATGCGTTTGGTAAGCCGTTGCTTCGCAATGGAATGACTGGTGCTGCTGGTGTCACGACTAACCTTGTTAATTCTATGGTGCCTTTTGGTGTTCAGATTGGAATGGAGCAAGGCGACAAGACCTTTGAAGGCTTGTATAAATATGGTGTAAACATTAACGATCCACGTTATCTGAAAGGCCCAATGGGCAACATCAACTTGGATAATGAATCAATTTACGAATTTATCAAGCTAAGAGCCCAAGGTGGCCAGTTCAAAAAGGACATTGACCAATACTTGTTCGGCAATTCTGCACAATTCCAGCTTGACAAGGCGGAGACCGATAAAATGTTGGCTCAAGGTTTTGACGTAAAGGATACTCCTATAAACTCACGACTAAGCCAAATCATTGCTTACTACAATGGCCAGGCTAGGAAAAGGATGCTTGCTGGCGACAGCCCTGCATCAGAAGTATTCCGTAAAAAATACCAAGATGCGCTCACAAAGATCAATCAGGCACCTCTGAATAATCTTAAGTAAGAAATTACTAGGCTATGGCTACTACAACTGAATCATTTACCTCGGGGGCAGGCCAAGTCCTGTTCCCTTTTACAATCCAATATATTGCCCAAAGCGACCTTAAGGTTGCTATTGACGGCACAGACACAACTGCATTTACTTTTGCCAACGCCACTACTATTGAATTGAGTTCTGCCCCTGCAACGGGGTCTGAAGTTGTTATTAAGCGTTTAACAAGTGTCGATACCATCGACTCTCAGTTCTTTCCTGGCTCTTCTATTAGAGCGCAGGATCTAAATGACAACTTCCAACAACTACTGTTTTCTGCCCAGGAAGACGGTGGCAAGGTGCCTCTATACAACGCCGTCTTTCCTGATGACGTGTCTATGGGCGGCAATCAGATCAATAACCTTGCTGATCCAACGGCTGCTCAGGATGCTGTTACAAAGCAGTATCTGGAGAACACAGCTTGGGACAACACAACTGAAACTATCAACTCAGTTGAGGCGTGGCCTGCTGACGACAACACCATTGCTACTACTGGTGGCATCGAGGCGCGTATCAACGCCAAGATCGACACAGCTCTGACAGGTGACGTTGCTGGATCAGATGGAGTCACCATCACAGATGACGGCGACGGCACGATCACTGTTGGTCTTGGAGCAGGTCAGGTTGACTTTGATCGCATCAAAGCCTCTGATGTCATCACTTATTCCGAACAAAACGCTGGTGCTCCTGCCGCAGCGGATGACAACATCTTTACTGCCAGTGCCGCTGCTCGTCGCTTTGACACTCTTGTTCAACCAACACTGCCGACAGGCTCTAATTGGGAGGTAGGTAAAACCTGGCTCCAAACAAATCAAGACCTGACGCTTTCTGTTTGGAATGGTGCTACGTGGTCTGGTGTTGCCTCTGGCGGTACGTTTACCAACCAGCCGAAGGTTGTCTATGTCGATGCTTCTTCTGGTTCTGACAGTAATGATGGCCACAGGATCAGTAGGCCTAAGAAAACTATCAAGGCTGCTATCCAACAAATCAACGGTGATGCCACCTTTGGCGATGGCAGCGTTGTCGTAGTTGCCCCTGGTACGTATCAGGAAGCCTGCCCTATCGACATTCAGAAATCCAACGTCTCAATCGTTGGTACGGCTTTGCGTAGCTGTATTGTCCACCCCACAGTGGCTACAGAAGAGAGCGTGATGTTCCGCGTCAACAGCGGCACGTTTCTCCAAAACCTTACCCTTACCGGTATGAAGGCCAGTGGTGCGCTAGGTAATGCTGTTGATGCAACATTGCCTGTAAATCAAGGATGGAACATTGCTTTCCTGCCTGGCTGCACCATTGTCAAATCGCCCTACATTCAGAACTGCACAAACTTCTCAGACTCTGAGATTGACAACTCAGCTATCAACGTCATTACCCCTGGCGGTGGTTTGGCTGGTGATACTGATTCTGCCCCCACTGGTGGTGGTGTGTTGGTTGATGGTTCTGTGCCTGCGGTCACTAGCCCGTTGCGTTCGATTGTTTGCGACAGCTATACACACGTTGGCCTCAATGGTCCTGGACTGCTTGTTACTAACAACGGCTATACGCAATGCACATCTAGTTATGCGTTCTTTAACAAGTACCACATCAAATGTCTAAATGGCGGTCAGGCAAACCTTGCTGCCTCAACTACTGACTTTGGCGATCAAGCACTTGTTGCCGATGGCAAATCCACAGCAGCTATCTTTACGTCCAATGTTGACGGTGCTGTTTCTGACGGCAACCTGACTATCAATGTCAACCAACCCTCTGCTGGTGTGGGCTGGTTTGGTGATGAGAATCGCCCAGCTGGCAACATGCTGGTTGTGGTGAATAGCGTTACTTACCCAATCCTTTCTGCTATCCCGAATGTGGACAGCGAAGGTGGTAATGGTTGGACTGTAACCATTTCACGGCCTAACCCAGCCAAGAGAAGTGAAAACCTTGGCTTGGATGGTGCGGTTGCAGATAACTTGCCCGTTGAGTTTTTCCTGCGCTCGATGATCGCATCCAGCGGTCACACTATGGAGTATGTCGGTAGTGGTACTGACTATCGAGCTTTGCCTGAAAATGGTGGTGTTCCTGATGACACCAAACAAAAGACAGAGCTAAACGGCGGCAAGATCTGGACAGCCACTACTGATCAAAACGGTTCTTTCACTATTGGTGGTAACCAGACAGAAGATCCAATCTTCAAGGTTGATCAGCAGACAGGCTTTGTCACGATTCCTGCAGGTTCGTTCTCTACCAATTTGCTTTCAGATGTAACGCCACAACTAGGCGGCAATCTGGATGTGCAGACTAACGACATTACCACTACTACTGCCAACAGCAACATCAAGCTTGCTCCTAATGGTTCTGGTGTTGTCGAAATTAAGGGTGCTGGTGGAGGCGATGGAACTCTTCAGCTCAACTGCTCAGCTAATAGTCACGGCGTAAAAATTAAGTCACCGCCACATGCTTCAGCGGCGTCTTACACGTTGACGCTTCCTGACGACGACGGCAATGCTGATGATCTTCTGAAATCTGACGGTAGTGGCAATTTGTCTTGGGTAGCTCCCTCTGCTGCAAATATCACTAATACAGCCTCAGGCAACCTAACAAGCACCAACGTGCAAGATAGTTTGGATGAGCTGCAAGGTGATATTGATACGTTAAACACTAACGTCAGTGGTAATGACACCAACATTGCAACCAACGCAACTAATATTGCAACCAACGCAACTAATATTGCAACGAATGTAACTGACATATCTAATCGTGTTGTCCGAACATCAGCTACAGCATCCGCACAACTACCAGTAGGTACAACCGCACAACGAGACGGCACACCTGCTACAGGCATGATTCGCTACAACAGCACGACAGCAGGTTTTGAAGGTTACGGATCTGCTTGGGGAGCTATTGGTGGTGGCGCAACAGGCGCTGGTACTGACGCTTGGGCTATTGAACATGACAACACCATCACTACTTCTTACACAATTACTACAGGTAAAAATGTAATTAGTGCTGGACCGATGACTGTTAACACAGGCGTTGTAGTAACAGTACCTTCTGGATCGAATTGGGTAATTGCTTAATTATGGGAATTAAATTAAACGGGGCAACATCTGGTTCGGTTGAGCTAAACGTTCCTGCAGTTTGCGATGGCAACTTAACTTATACACTGCCAGGGCTACCTGGCGGTGCTAATCAAGTGCTGCAAACTGATGGATCAAACAACTTAACTTTTTCTAATACCAGTATGCCAAGCAGCGGCACAATTGCTGTAGAAGAGCCTGGAAATATTTTACAGGTGGTAGAAGGTACTACACAGACACAAGTGGTAACTACTGCTTTGTCATATGTAGATTCTGGTCTGTCTGCCACCATTACGCCAAAAAGTACAAGCAGCAAAATTTTGGTTTTGGTACACCATTCTGTTGAGTGGGTAACTACTGGTGGTACTACGAATAACGGAATGGGGTTAAGAGTTTTAAGGGATACAACCACTGTTTATCAATCGCCTGCTGTTGGTGTCAATCCATTTGGAAAATACGAAACTTCTATGGGAACGATTATTGATATCTACCCTATTTCATTTACCGATTCCCCTAGCACAACTAGCGCGATTACGTATAAGTGCCAAGGCAGGCCATATGCTACCAACTGCACTCTAAGACTAACTAGAAGTTCTGACGCTATCCCATCAACATCCACAATTACGTTATTGGAGATTCGCGGATGATAAATACAATTACAAAGGTAGAAGCTCTTAATTCACTGCGGCCTGGAGCTGAATGGGTATTAAGAGGTGATGAATTAACTTGGATAGATTCTAATCAATCCGAACCTACGTCTAACGACATAGATGCTGAAATTGTGCGGCTTACAGAATTAGCACCTTGGAATGCACTACGTGAAACACGTGATCAATTACTTGCTAAAACTGACTACGCAGCTCTAAGAGATACAGCACTTACTGATGCTATGAGGAACTATCGTCAGGCCCTACGTGACCTACC